TAAGTTTAGAGGTTGCAACCATTCCTACACAAGAACTTACATAAGCGTAATGGTTTGAATCTTCTATCGCTAATTGTCCAGAAGCTACATAAATATATGCACTACTAAGATGTCTACCCCAAAAACCTGCATAAACTGAAGCGGGTGCGTTAGAAGTTACTCCATTATAAACAACAAAATTTCTAAGAGAATTATATCTACTACTTCTACCTAAAAAATAAATTGTACCACCACCTACTGGATAGTCTCCTGTATGACTTACGCCATCTGCTGCCATATTCCCTGTATAAAATCTTTCCATAGCCCATAATGATTGAGGGACAGCAAAAATACATATCTCTCTATCGGGGACTTTGAAATAAGTAGCACCTGTACTATACAACTGTAAAAAGAAAGTATATCCCATACATCTTTTGATACCTATTTTTGTTACATCCCCCACTTTATCCATATATTTCTCTTCTCCACCACCTAAACCTACAAGATAATCATAAATATTTTTAGGTGTGATAGGGTCAGCCCAAGTCCCCCCACTAAATCGTAACTCTGGTTGTCCTTGATGGAAATATGGAACTGTTGAATAAGTAGCTGCTCTATCGTCTTCGTCTATAGTTAACGGGAAATTAGCAACAGGTTGTGCGTAATAGCAATGTTGATTTCCGCTGTTCGTCCTTCCCCAGACATTAGTTTTAGCTACTCCCGCATCAGTAGTAGAATAGAAATCAGGGTCAGAATCTGTGTCTGCATAGAAATATACTATATAAAACTGTATGGCAGTAACACCTGTCGAAGGAGTATCTATAGTTATTTCAAAACTCTTGTCCACAGCGGTTGCAGTAAAATTTACTGTATTACTTGGTGCTGAAATCTGTCTACCATATCCTAAATTATAATAAGTACTTATCCCAAAAGTTCCACAAACACATACAGAATAAGTAGTACCTTCTACGAGGCTACCTCCTGCTTGTGGAATTATACTAATAACGGGTGCTACTGCTTCTTCTAATGTATAAGATTTAGCCATTAAGTTTTCCCACTTTTCTCATTTATCCTCCTTAAGTTAGTGTATATATTGGCATGTAGAAATCAGTGTCCGCCACCTGGTCTCCTGTGTCGTGTATTCCTATCTTTACATACCCTGCCAATGCAGCGCCTCCAACATCGCCTACTGCTACAATACTTCTGGTTATATCCGCTGCTGCTGCCTCACCCCTATATTCTATAAATGGCTGGTCTACGTCGTCTTGAATTAACCTCACAACTGGTCGTGCGCCTGTAGAGGAGTCCTGATATACGTCAAGTTTTGCTGCTGGGTCTGCGTATCCTATTCCAACTCGCCCGTTTGGTGTTAGAACAAGCTGGTCGTCGTTTTGTCCAGTAGCGTTCATTGTTTCAAACAACATCATTGTTGGGACATGAGAACTTGCAGCTCCACTTTGTCTTACTAATATATGCGCTCCCTGTCTGAAAATAGGAGTTGTGTTTACGCCATGCCAGTATATCCCTCCCAATTCTGTAGCCGTAGGTGTTTCAGTGATTGTCCCTTTAGTATCACTGTGAGATTTTCTAATTGTTATATATGGGTCGTAAGTTGTCTGGTCGTTGTATTCTGATATTATCATACCAGCTTGTGTATCCGTACCAGCGTCGGTTATCTCTATGTCCGCTTCTGGTGTTGGTTCACCTATGCCTAGCCTCTTGTTTGTGTCGTCCCAAATAAAAGCTGCGTCATCATCAATAGCCGCTGCTGTTTCAAAAGGTATCCTGCCTATGTTATACCCTGCGACAGTGTCTGTAAGCGCTAGGAACGTAGTTGCACCAGCAGCATCATCTACATATTGAGTAGTTGCTATTGCTAGAGCTGTACCGCCTGTTGGGTGAGCTGTCAATACTGCTAAGTCCGCTGCGTTATTTATAGTCAACGGAACATTAAATTCAGCGGTTCCAGCACTTGCATCTATTAGAAAAGCATTAACCTCTGCTCCTGTTTCTACTCTGAAATCATCTTGAGCGAGGTTTCCCCCATCTTCGTTTACTACCAATCCTGAAGCTATCGTCGATTGTCCCGAGCTACTTCCCCCGAAAGTCCCTACCCCATCAACTTCAAGAGCCGTTGAAGGAGTAGCAGTCCCTATACCAAGTCTTTTATTCGTATCATCCCAAAACAATTCCGTAGTTTCGGTATATGTCCACTTAGTATTACCGTTGTCCCAAAACAACAACTGCCCCTGGGCTGTGCCGTCGTCCAGAGTTCCTGATATTAAATCATCTACATATTTTTTGTTAGGTATGTCATCGTCACCGACAACTAATGTCTCGTAGTTTACTGCATCAACTGTAAGCAATCCTGCTGCCGTTATTTCAAGCCCTACATCAGTTATAGAATTACTATTTAATACCAAACTATGTGTGTTTACTGGGCCGCCTACTATATCTGCTCGCCCATTAGGATATATCTGTCCAGCTATACCTGTCCAGTGGTTGCGATAATCTACATAAGTTTTAACTGCATTTTGAGTTGGATATAAAATATCACTAATACCAAGAGCGACGTTAGTTGACTTGTTGGCTACGTCCTCTGGCGTGTAAGCTGCCGTGCCTATTACATTACCATTACCAACCAGCCAGCCATTAATATCAGTGTACGTTACGTTGTTTAAGATATTGTCTAGTGTGCCTGTTTTCTTAAGCCAGCTAGCACCATCTGAATAGTAGATACCTTTCTCGTGGTAGTTGACTAGCCATACACCACTAGAGTTTAAAACCAGACATATACGAAAAATATATTCAGCAGCAGAAGGTAGGTCTATCCAATGATCGACAGTTGGGATTTTTCCCCAGGGTGTTGATGAGTAAGTAACAGTCATTCATTATTACCTTTTCTTTTCCTTCTTCTTACCGCAAGGCATTGTTTACCTCTGAGTTCTTGCTAATATCATTCTCTCTATGGCATCATCCATACTTTCATTACCCTTTAATATTCCTTTCTCTCTCATTCTTATTTCTATCTCTTTTTCTATAGGGTCTGCATATTGTTTTTCTCTATCTGCGCCTAGTGTTGTGGCTGTTCTTAGAGTGGCTATTTCGGGTAAGCCTGTCTTTGCAAACGCACTTATGGCTCGGCCGACTTGTGGAGAACCTGATATAATTCGACTTCCAAGTTTGGCTGTTATAGCTCCAACGAGAGGAAGGGCTGGTCCACCTGATAATATTCTACCACCAGCGAGACCGAGCAACATATTATCAACTTCTGTTAATGCGCCTCTTTTTATTTCTGATTTTGTCTTTTTTAGTATTGGGTCTATTGCCTCTATTAACACTTGCAGCTCTTTGTTTCTTCCACGAAGCTGTTTGGCAACTGCTGGTCCATAGGTTTTCTCTATAGCTCTAACATAATTATCCTTTGTTCCTTTTGCAATATGTTTAGCTGCGGAATCAAAAAGATTCTTACCACCTTCAAGGCCGAACTCCCTAGAGTTGTCTGCTAATGCACCGAGGTAGTTTCTAGCTTCATCAAGTGTTAAATTGTCTGGGATACTGTCCTGCCAATTAGTCAAGATCTGCGCAGCATCGTCAGCTTTTGCTCCAGTTTTTAATGACTTACCATATCGGGATTCATCGCCCAAGTTTTTCATAGCTTTGCTAAACGCTTTTGTATCTATTAGTTCTTCTTTACGAAAAACACGAGTAGTAAAATCAGCTTCTTTAAAAAGACTCTCGTTAGTCTTAACTAGGTCATCTATTTTTCCTCTGACTTGACCGTATAGTTTACCATGTTCACCTGAGAATTTGTACTTATTGGCTAGTTCACTAAAAGGACGTTTACCTATCGCAACATCGCTGGTTGTTGAAACCTTGCGTAGTACCTCTGCGTCAACGTGCTTAAAGGGTACACGCTCGATGTATTTACCAAGGTCATCTCCTACAGCGCCGATAGGTGTAGCTGCTTTAGAGGTAGTCTTTACCGTAGTTCCTATACCAGCACCTTTGTAAAGATCGTCTAGCATATTTGCGGGCATCTCGGCTAGACCTTGCATAGCTTTAGCACTTAACTTTTTAGAAGAACCCAAAAACTTTGTGAAGGCATCTACAACAGCTTCTTTTGTTTTAGGAACTTCAGCCATCGCTTCTCTATAATATTTTGGTATAACCTTAAGTCCACGTTGCACAGCTTTATAGCTTGCTTTAGGATCTTTGACTAAAGAGACGGCCCCCTTAGAACCACCTTTTAAAAGTGGGGCAACTCCAGACCATACAAGAGGGTCCATAGCAAAGTCCTTGGCTAATCCCTCGCTTGGAGTTTGTCCGGCTAGGGCTTGCATATACATCTCTAATGCCTTTTTATTTAATTCAGCAGGACGAAGATTACTAATTCCACCTTCACCTGTCACAAGTTTTTTAGACGTAACAGCCAATCCCCTTAGAACATCAAAAATGGCTAGTGGGTTCTGGTTGGCTGTTGCTATTTTTTGTACTTCTATTTCTTCTGGTGTTGGCTCACGCCTAATACCACCAAAACTATAAGGACTGAATGTTAAATTTTCAAAAGCCATAATTAATCATCCTCTGGTGTTATTCTGTGAGTCATTCTTAGATTTATAATGTTGTCTATGGCTTGATTTCGTTCGTCACTTGATAGATTTGGAAAGCTCTTTTTAATTTCTTTTATCTGCCTAACGGCGTTATATTTTCCTTCTATTTCATCAGTAACACCAAGTACGTTTCTATATCTATCCTTAGTTTGTGTATAAACCCCACCCAATCTATCTTCACCCATATACCCTTTCATATACGGCTGGGCTGCTTGTGTTCTTTTTTTGCCATCAATCATTTTTGTAATAAATTCGTAAGTATTAACCCTACCTCTATCAATAGCACGCTTTAATGACGTAATGTATTCATCGCCTATTTTTACGTTTGGATCGCCAGCAAAGTAAGCCCTTAGTTTAGCGAAATCCACCCTTGCAGTTCTAGCAACAGCTCTGTCTACGTCCTGCTCTGTCAATCTCGATACTTCACTACCTAACCCTTTTGCTATAGTTGCAAGTTGGTTTGTAAACTCTGACAAGTTTCCAGAGGCAAGAGCATTGTCTAGCGAGCTATATGCAAGAGACTTCTTGTCCATGTCTGTTTCAAGTTCTTTAATATCCCTTTCTATTCTGTCATATCGTTTAAAATCTTGTTCTATGCCCTTACTTGTAGCGGATCTTGTTTGAGCTATTTTTTCAGCACTCTGCATCTTAAGTAGGGCCAACATATCTTTATTATCTGGCATTGTATATCCGGCTCGAGCTGCGTTTATTCTTTGCTCGTCTATGTCTTTAGTCTGGTCTTTGGTTAAATCCGCTCCCTGTTTATAAGGGTTTACGTTAGATATAAAATCTATAAACTGAGCCATCGGGCGTGTGACTTGGCTTTGTTTTTGGCGTGACTCTATGTCTCTTAGAAGCCTATCCTGTTCAGTTTTCTTTCTCGCTTGGTCGCCCTGTATCTGTTTCATGTACAATGCTATATTTGCCATTATTAACTCCTAAAATTAAACCCACTAGGATTTAGTGAATAACCGTTATACCCGCCTCCACCAGTATCTCCACCTTTACTATAATAATTCATAAGGAAATCATTAAAGCGTTTCTTCTCAGCTAGTTCGGCTGTTGCTATACCTGGAGCTGCAATAGCACTTGATATTTCCATACCAGCCTGTGCACCGGTCATTCCACCACCAAGGACAGCTCCCATAGTATCAACGCCACCGGCTTTTTCTCCGGCCTTGTATCCTGTCCACGGGGAGAACTTAATACCCATAGCTCTCGCTTTGTTTCGCTTCTCAGCTTCTTTGTTTGCCGACCTTGCACTCAGCCCACCTTTAATTGCACCGGCTACTCCCATTCCTACTGGTATCATCCAAGGCATAATTATTTACCTCCTAATTCTAATTCATAACCTAATTCATTTTTGCACTGTATTTCTTTGGCTATAGTAAAACCGAGCCTTTTAAAAAAGTTAATAGACTTCTTAAAGTCCTGTGATACTTGACCGAACAACTTGCTGTAGTTCTTTAAAATTTCTTTTAAGAAATTCCTACATGCTTTATAAAAAGCTATTGGATACTTATACACTTCTGTAGAAGTAAAAAACCAAACTAATCCTTTGCCGTCAATATTCATAACACCAAATACGCACACAGGTATCTTGTCTGCTAGTAATGTATATGTCACATCAGACTCTTTACAGTAATTAATAAGCTCATCATGTGCGGAACTGCCACCTGTAGCTGTTATTTCTTTTTCAATCTCTGGCAATATAAACCCCTTGATGTTTATTATGTCGTTGACTGTAGTTTCTCTAACCATCTCTTTCTCCTATGTGTATAAGTCTGACTGAAAACTATATGGGCTTGGACTTTCTGCGTAACTCTGCCTAGCGCTACTTTGTAACTGTTTCTGTAGTTTGAACTTGTCTAATTCAAACCCTCTAGCCCCACTTCTTTCTGCTAGAGCCTTATCTATATTAAACTGTTTAGTATCCTGACCGTAACGCTGTTCCGTAGTTGCTTGTTGTAGATATGGATTCCACATACTTGTTCCTGTTGTTGCAAGACCTGAATACAAACCAGGTAGGCTAGACAATAGGTTTTGTTTATAAGCAGCGTCACTTGCTCCAATCCCTGCTCTACTCTCTGCTCCACCCCTGGCTATGTTCTGACCAGCAAATAGCCCAGAAACACCAGTACCCCTAATCATTCTCTCTCTTGCCCCTGAGTCGTACCCACCAGAACTTGCTAGTCCTGATAAGCCTGTCGCTCTAGCGCCTGCTATTCGGTCTTGTAGTGTGTCTCTTTGCCCCGCTTCCTCTAGTCTCTGCTGTTCCATCTGAGCAGTTGCGTAAGGAGAGAATCCAGTGTCTCTTGCTATACCGGCTAGTTCGTCGGCACCACCCATGGCTTTTTCCAAGCCTGGTAGTCCGTACTGTTCCACTATATCTCTGTACTCACCAAGAATACTATCAGGGTCTGTCATTTGGTATGGGGATTTTAGAAGGCCAGTTGCAGGGTCAATCTGAGAATCATACCCAGGCATATCTTCCATTTCTCTTTCGCCAAAACCCTTGGCTGCTGTTTCCTCTGCTGTCTGCCCTGTATATCCTTGGCCCCTAGCTTCGTTTAGACTTTCTGCGTCGGGGTAAGCACCAAGCGACTCTGCAAATGTTCCGAAATCTTGTTCAGAAATAGGTCTTGGATTACCGTCCTTTGTTAAAAGTGGCTGGCCATTTACTGTGGCACGCGGAACTGGATACCCTATAAATTCTATTTTTGCTCCATCACTTGTATAATATGCCATGATTACCTCGCTATGCTATCGACTCGTCATAAAAACTCATATCGGGTCTGATGTCTGTCGTGTCGTCAGGGACTCTCTTTCCGAGTGTAGCCAACATCTGACCAATCTGTTCGTCTCTCATTGTCTTAACTATTTGTAGTGACGGGTTGTCGGGTTCTTTGCTAAGACACCGAAACTTAACGTCACTGACAACCACGTTATCAAACTCCTCTGGAATATCTAATACATCAGCGTCTAATGCTAGTTCTTTAGGTCGCCTGTAATAATAAACCTGAACCACATCGGCCTCTGTAGCCTTTGCGTTAGGATAAAGTTTTACCACTTCAGTAAGGCCGTTATTTACCAGCCTATACCTATAGTAATCAGCAGAAGTTATGTAAGGAATTTCGTCTATATTATGTAAGCGGTTTATTTTGTATTTGTCTGAGTTGTTATCATAAAGCAATCTTCGTATTTTATTAACGTACATATTTGCTGGTAATGGATACTCGGAAGTACCAGCCACCAACGATATAGACCCAATCGTAAAATAATAATCTTCATATAAATTATGTATATATGATGCGACTAATTTTACGCTATCGGATATATGTCCGTTGATTTCGGCCGGTGTTATAAATCCAGAACCCTTGACGTAACTACCACTTGTGGATAGTAAATCGAGTTCTAGTTGTACCTTCTCTCTAATTTCTTGTCTGGTTTTTGCCATTAAGCACACTCCTTGGAGATTACTTTCTGGCTAGAAAGGGTGTAGGGATAGTTATTATTTTCCATACAAAACACTATAAAAGCAAGCATTATTTTACTTCCTCCCGTATCTTGTCCTTGCCATCTAGCCATGCCTTTACTATAGGCTCGTTTGCAAACTCCTTGGCTAGGATTTCTATAACCTTTTCTTTTAGGTAGTCGGTTTCCTTTTCGTATCGTGCCTTTCTACACTCTGCCATTTTATTTTACCTCGTCTACTTATTTTTTTACTACCGTGAGTTTATCACCAAGTCTTTCTATCGCAATTTTTCTAGTTTCATTATATATCATCTGTTCTTCTTGCTGTATCAAAAGTTCTTCTTCTGTTGGTGGTTTAGGTTCTGGTTGTTTTTCTGGTTCTGGTATATTTTCTACTATCCACTTACCATCTATAAATCTTATAAATTGCTTATCTGTAAAAGTAGGAGGTTTTGTTAATGTTGTATTAGGTGGATACATATAAATATTTTTATCAGCTTTTTTACTTTCTAATGGGTCAAGTTGTAAATCCACTACTCCCACAAACTCTTTAGTTTCACTTGAATAACAATAACCTATCATAAATCACCTCTCTAATATTTTATAATATGATGTACGCCGTAAGCCTTACCTGATGTTTCAGTACCAGTACGTGGGGTTCCGTTTGTCCCGTCAGTGTACGGGCTGTATATTCCGACGTACCCTTGCCCTGCTGGATTTGCAGTACAACCAGCTATACCTGTTAAAGCCCCTGGTATAATGTGGCCACCAGCGCCCATCCAGTTCTTCCCACCAGCGCCATAGTTTCTTAATTCGTGAGAATGCCCTTGTCCTTTATCATCAACTTTTGTAGCTAATGCAATAACTGTGTTACTTACAAAAGCCGTAGGAGTTCCAACTCCTCTTAATGTTGCTGACCTTAAATCTGGTATATTAAAAGTTGTACTTCCATCACCAGCACCCCAAACAGTCCCTATCGCTGCGAATAAAGCTGCATAAGTTGCTCTACTAATTGCACTACCATCGCAATCCAAATATCCAGTAGGAATGTCAGCTCCTGCCCAAGCACCTGTAAATCCTGCTGGAACCGCTAGACCGCCAACTGGTACAGCCAGCCCGTTTTTCAAAGTCTT